AATGTTGGTGGTAACTTTGCACGAAACGATGAAAAACTACGAGCTATATACACAGGTGCAAGGGAATTAGCTAAACGAAGAAACTGTTCTGTTATTGCTGTCTCTCAAGCATCTGCTGATGCTCATAACAAATTAGAATTATCATTTGATATGATGGAGAATAGTAAGACAGGTAAGGCGGCTGAAGCTGATGTAATTATTGGTGTAGGTAAGAGAAGTGATTTAGGTGAAGCATCAGAAAGAAGTCTGTGCATATCTAAAAATAAAATAACAGGTTGGCATGGAACAATCCATTGCAACATAGATGATAGATTGTCGAGGTATGTAGTATGATTACGATTGTAGATGTAGAGACTACTTTTCAAGTAGATAGTAAGAGACCAGACCCATCACCTTTTAATCCCCATAATCAATTAGTGAGTGTAGGAATTAATGATGAGTATGTATGTTTTTATCATAAAGACCATACAGGATATAGTGTAAAAGATAACCATAAAGTAGTGCAAGATGTTTTAGATAAAACAACATTACTTGTTGGGCATAACTTAAAATTTGACTTATCCTGGCTGCTAGAATGTGGATTTAAATATACTGGCAGAGTATATGATACAATGGTAGGAGAATATGTTATTGGTCGTGGATTTAGAAAACCATTGTCACTAAAAGAAGTATGCAAAAGACGTAATGTATCATTAAAGTCAGATATTATTGACCATTATATGGACAACAGGATTAGTTTTGAGAACATACCTTGGCGTATTATTGAACAATATGGTAGGCAAGATATACTATCTACTAAAGAAGTATTTAATTCTCAAATGGAAGATTTAAAACTTCCTCGTAATGCAGGTTTACTTACAACTGTAAAAATGATGAATGAATTTCTTCCTGTACTAACAGATATGGAAATGAATGGAATTAAAATAGATACAGAGGCATTAGAATATGTACGCACAGAATTTCTTTTAGAATTTAATAGTTTAAAAGAAACTATAGACCAAACTATATGGGAAAAAATGGGTGATACAAGCATTAATCCATCAAGTCCAGAGCAATTATCATGGCTTATCTATGGTAAAAAGGTACAAGATAAAAAAACATGGACGCAATTATTTAATATTGGTATAGACAAAACAACTAAAAAATCAAAACGTAGACCTAGATTTTCTCGTACAATGTTTTCTCGGCTAGTTAAAGAAAATACTATGGGCATTATGAAAACTCAATCAGAGCAATGCCCTAGTTGCAGAGGTAGAGGAACATATAGAAAGTACAAAAAAGATGGTGAGCCATTTAAAAACACAAGTAAATGCGAGCAATGTTTTGGTGAAGGTGTAATATATACAGACCTTAATGATGTTGCAGGATTTGGGCAAGAGCCTAGAAGTATATCAGATGTATCCGAAGGAGGATTTCGTACAGATAAACTTACTTTAAATTATTTGCTATCATCTGAAAATGAAGAACTAAGACAATTTTTAAAAGACATCATTAGATATAATTCTATTGATACATATTTAAATACATTTGTAGCAGGGATACAACAGCACACAAATAATAAAGGATTTTTACATCCTAAATTTATGCAATGTGTTACTGCAACAGGTAGGTTGTCTAGTAGAGACCCTAACTTTCAAAATCAACCACGAGGTTCAACTTTTCCCATTCGTAAGGCTGTTATATCTAGGTTTAAAGAAGGCAAAATAATGGAAATGGATTTTGCTCAATTAGAATTTAGAACTGCTATATTTCTTGCACAAGATAAGCAAGGCATGGAAGATATAATTAATGGCGTAGATGTACATCAATACACAGCAGATATTATAGGAGTGTCAAGGCAAAACGCTAAAGCACATACTTTTAAACCCTTGTATGGCGGTACAACAGGTACAGAAGACGAGAAAAGATACTATGATGCCTTTAAAGAAAAGTATAAAGGCATTGCAAAATGGCATGAAAAATTACAAACTGAAGCCATACAGCATAAGGTAATAAAATTACCTACAGGTAGAGAGTATGCATTTCCCGGTGCACAAAGACAGGCATGGGGTGGCTCAACATTTGCTACACAGATAAAAAATTATCCTGTGCAAGGTTTTGCTACTGCTGATATAGTTCCTATTACATGTATAGAAGTATATAAATTAATGAAACAGGCTAAACTAAAGAGTGTGTTAGTTAATACAGTACATGATTCTATTGTTGTAGATATTCATCCAGAGGAAGAAGATGATGTAATTAAATTATTTGCAAAGGGAGCAGGTAATGTTATACCAAAATTAAAAGAAAAATATAATATAGATTTTAATGTTCCTCTTGACGTAGACATGAAAATAGGATATAATTGGCTAACATTAAATGAGGTAAAATTATGACTGTAAAAAATATAGGAGACCTATTTGAAGAGAATGATGATTGGGTTAATGATGAAGAAGCTGTTGCCTTAGAAAGAATAGTCGAACTTAAAAGAGATTATATTAAGACAACAGGTAAAAGACCAGTGACAATACACATAAATATAAGAGAGGAACTATCAAGTTATATGCTATGGTTTGCTGCATATTATGGCTTAAAATCTCAATTGACAGAAGGAGAAACACATATATGTGGACAATCAGTGAATTGATACAAGTGGCAATATTTATTTCTTTAATAATTTTTATATTTTTTACTTGACAAAAGATAAAAAATATGGTATATACATATAATTAACTAAAAGGAGACATATGGAAATGTCAAATGAATTATCAAATATAAAGACAATGTCTAACGAAGACATAATGAAAGCTATCGGACAAAGTGATGGTGCAAAGAGGGCAGGTGTTCCTCGACTTACAATAAATAGAAACCCAGAAGATGATGATGGAAATCAACTTCCTACAGGTTCATATGCTGTATTTCATAATGAAATAGGACAAATAGTTTATGGTAAGCCTATTATTTTTAGACCCTTTATTAACTCAATGCAATACATGCAGTACAGTGCGGATAAAGAAGAGTATACTAATCGTTCTATCATCTTTAAAAATTGGCAAGAAGAAGCTATAGATATACAAGGTGGTACAAAATGTGGTAAAATACCTCAACGTGACTGGGAAAAACTAGGCTTAACCACAGACGAATTAGCTAATCAGAGAGAGATTAAATGCTATCGTTTAATATTTGGTCAAGTAACTTTTGATGGACATACTGCTGATAAAACAGAGGTTAAAGTTAAAGACTATCCTGTTTTATGGAGAGTAGGTGGTGTTCAATTTAATCCTGTTGGAAATGCATTACAAAGTATAAGTGAGCGTAAAAAACTTATGTTTAATTGTGCATTACATTTAGATTCACAGAAAAAGGTAAAGGGAAGTAATATATATTATGTCTCTACTATTAAAGTGGATGCAGATGCAGGACTTAAACTAACTAAAGACGATGAAACTACAATAGGTAACTTTCAAACTGTTATTAACGATGAAAATAATGAAGTGTTAGAGTTATACAAAAATGCACAAAAAAGTGGTATGAAAACTATTGATGCTATTGATGAAAAAATAGTTGAAGCTGTTGACCCTGCCGTTGCATTGGCTAGTTAGTGGATATACTTACTAAAGTACAAACATTCTTAGATACGGCCTGTGAAAAACAGGTCGCTATCTCTGATAAACTTATTGAAGAGTTTGGAGAAGCGTGTAAAACTGCCATCAAAAAGCAGTTTACCGATAAGAGACCAAATAAATTTCGATTACGAGCAAGTAATGTAGGTAGACCTCTTTGTCAACTTCAGATGGAAAAAACTGGAGCAATGGGCGAAAGTCAACCTTATAATGCAAAGATGAGAAATTTATTTGGAGACCTTATTGAGGCGGCTGCTGTTCTAGTATTAAAGTCTTCTGGGGTCGAGGTGACAAATGAACAGAAATCTGTTAGGTATAATGTATCTGATGGTACGCATATTGATGGTACATTTGATGTTGAAATTGACAATAAAATTTGGGATATTAAATCGGCTTCTCCATTTGCGTTTGAACATAAGTTTAAAAAAGGATTTAATGCTTTAGTTAAAGGCGATACTTTTGGGTATGTGTCACAAGGTTATGTATATTCAGAAGCCGTTAGTAAAAAATTTGGTGGGTGGATTGTTATCAATAAGTCTACAGGAGAATGGGCTGTAACAGAAACACCATTAGATGATACAGAGTATAAAAATAAAGCCATTAAAGAAATTGAAGATACTGTAAAAGCAGTAAAAGATAATAAACCTTTTGAAAGATGTTTTACTGATGTAGAAGAAACATACAGACGAAAACCTACAGGCAATAGAGTACTTGGATTTGAATGTAGCTATTGCTCGTATAAAAAAGCTTGTTGGGGAGATGAAATACAACACTTACCACAGCAAGCATCTCAAGGTATAAATCCAAAATGGGTTTGGTATACTGAATTAAATAATCCTAAAGAAGAGCATGCGAACTAGTAGTAGAAAAGCTAAAGGAAGAAGATTGCAGAATTGGGTTCGTGATGAATTATTGTTGCGATTTCCTACGCTAACAGACGAAGATATCTACTGTGCAATAATGGGAGAAAGTGGTGCTGATGTAAAATTTTCTCCCCATGCTCAAAAACTACTTCCATATTCTGTGGAATGTAAAAACAAAGAAACATTTAAAGGTATATATGATGTAATGAGACAAGCACAAAGTAATACTAAAGTAACACAAATTCCATTAGGAATTATTAAAATGAATAACGAACAACCTCTGGCACTTATTGANGCTAGACATCTTTTAGATTTGGTGAGTANACATGGAAATTGAAGAAATTAAAATTATTATTAAGCCACTTGATGAGGGCTACGCTATGTACATAGTAGAGCCAAGTAAAGAAAAACCTATGACAGATAAAATAGCTTCATGCTACACACTAGCTAGAGGAATGGTTAAATTTGGATTAGACACACCAGACATGGCATTTGATTATGGTCTTTTATCATTTAGAGAAGATGCTAAAGAGAAAGAAAAAAAATCTAATGGTAATGGCTCTGCTCATAAATACAATGATGTAGAAAAAACTAATAATGTATTAGATATAACTAAATTACTTAAAGGAAAAAATGAAAAGTAATCAATTTTTAAATCAAGCAAGCGTTCTTGTACANGGGCAAAGAGAAAAAGATTATGGTGATAANACNAACAATCATANTAATATAGCTAAGCTATGGTCAGCTTATCTAGATGTAAAACTAGAAGCTCATGATGTAGCAATTATGATGGTCTTATTAAAAATAGCTCGTACTAAACTAGGTGTAGTTAGTAAAGATACCTATTTAGATATGGCTGCGTATGGTGCTATAGCAGGAGAAATTAAGTTTAAAGAGGGTGGTAAAGAATCAGAAGGAGAGCGAAGGGGTAGAGAAACCTCAGAGTATATTAAAAAAATAAACAAACAAAATAAGGAGAAATAAAAAATATGACAAACTACATTTTAACAGAAGAAACAAGGGCTATAATATTAAAGTATATGTATACACGCCCCTATCAAGAAGTCGCACAAGGCATAGCGGTACTAAGCAATTTACCAAAGCTAGACCCTAAAATAGACCCTACTTTTGTGCAAGATAATGCAACAAATAAAAAAAAGGCATAAAAAAAGAGAGCATGAAGCTCTCTTGTATCAATTAGAAGTTAGGTTAAACAGTGATGGAAATTTGTGTTTTAATTATGATTGGGTTAAACCAGAATTACTTGTTGAGCAATTAAAAGATTATGAATACTCACATCTTCTTTCTGCTATTATTCGTCACTGTTTATCTAATGGGCATAAACTAGATAGCGAACTTAACTACTTATTAAAGAGAATGTAATGACAGATAAAAATAAAATACAGGCAAATATGCATGCACCATTTGGGCCAATGCTTATGGAATTTAAAATGCCACAGCCTTATATAGATATGTTAAATACATATGGTGACAAAATATCTGCAAGTGATAAAAAATCTAAACAATTAGATTGGTCAGATAATCTTGTAGGTAATGTTAAACAAGAACATAAAATTGAATCACATGTATGGCAAGAAAAAATAGGAGAGTATCCTAGTTTTTTTAATTGGATGGCAAGTTGTTTAAATATGTATATGAAAACATATATGGGTCAAGCAGTATCAGATGATGAAATTAAAAATATTAAAGGTGATATTACTGGAGTAGATTTACATAATAGTTGGATTGTTAATTCTATTGCAGGTGATTTTAATCCTCCTCATATGCACTCGGGTTTAGTCTCTGCTGCAGGATGGACAATGGTTCCAGAATCTGTAGAGAAAGATAAAGAGAAAGACCATGCAGGTTGGATAGAATGGTTATTTGCAGACCCTCACCCTTTACTTAATCCTAAGTTTCCTTTTAAACCTGCTGTTGGTAAGGTAATGTTTTTTCCTAGTTGGTTACAGCATCAAGTATATCCTTTTCGTGGTAAGGGAATTAGAAGAAGTATATCGTTTAACGTAACTCCTAAATATTAATGAGTGTAGAATTTTGGCAGTGGTGGATTTTAGGTATGGTGACTATTAATACAGTAATTAATAGTATCGTGTTTGTAGTAGGGCGTAAATTTAAAAAGGAGAAAAAATAATGTCTAAAGAATTACTTAAAGAAGAAATTAAATTACATGAAGGTTTTAGAGATA